AAGGCCATTGCCGAAGCCGGCTATACCGATCCGGGCGCGACCAACGCCGTGCGCAACTGCCGCATTCCGGGCAGCGTCAACCTCAAGCAAGGGCGCGGGCTGTTCGAGGCGCGGCTGGTCGAGTTCCATCCGAAGCGCGAATACACCCTGAAGCAGATTTGCGAAGCGCTGGACGTGACACCAGCCGAAGCGGACAGCGCTGATTACAAGGCGGTCAACATCCGCGACACAGGCGGTGACACTGTTTTGCAATGGCTGTCCGACAACAACCTTGTGCTGACCAAGGTCAACAACGAAGGCTGGTGCGGGATTGTCTGCCCTAACCACGCCGAGCACAGCGACGGCAACATCGAAGGCCGCTACAAGCCGCTTGACCGCTCGTTCTGCTGCTATCACGGCCACTGCCAGCACATCGACAGCCGCACGTTTCTTGATTGGGTAGCCGAGAACGACGGCCCGAAGGTAACGCCGGGGCTGCGCGACGAACTGATTGCCGAGCGCATGAAGCTGATGGCGGACAAGATCACGCCGACCGAGAACTACCCGGATGAGGCGGCTGCTATCGTCAAGGAAGTCGAGCGCAAGGAAGCCGGACGGCTGGAGAAGTCCGATTGGTTTGGCCGCTTTGCTTACGTGCAGTCGGACGACAGCTATTTTGACATGGTGACGCGGACGGAAACGCCGCGCAACGTCTTCAACGCGCTCTATCGTCACGTTGACTGCCGGTCGATCCACAATAAGAAGCGTCAGGTGCAGGCCAGCGTGTTCTTTGACGAGCGCCGTCAGGAGCACGGCGCGAAGGCGCTGGTGGGCGTGACCTACGCCCCCGGCGAAGATGTGCTGGTGGCCCGCGATGGGCTTGTCTACGGCAACACATGGGTCAACCAGCGTCCCGATATGTCGGGCAGCAGCACGATCCGCGACCGCGACATCTCCATGTGGATCGACCACTGCCGCAAGCTGGTGCCCGATGAGGTGGAACTGGAGCACATCTTTAACGTGATGGCCTACAAGGTCCAGCATCCGAACGTGAAGATCAACCACGCGGTGCTGCACGGCGGTGACGAAGGGTCCGGCAAGGACAGTATGTGGGCGCCGTTCCTGTGGGCTGTCGGCGGTCCGCACCAGCACAACCGGTCGATCATTGAGAACAAGGGTCTTGAGAGCCAGTGGGGCTACGGCTTGCAAGCTGAAGTCGTGATCCTGAACGAACTGAAGGAACCAGAGGCGCGGGAGCGCCGCGCACTGGCCAACAGGCTCAAGCCGATCATCGCTGCGCCGCCTGAGACGCTGACGATCAACCGCAAGGGGCTGCATCCGTATGAGATGCTCAACCGGCTTCAGGTGATTGCATTCACCAACGATCCGCTGCCGATCACGATCCCCTCGCAGGACCGCCGCTGGTTCTGCGTGTGGTCGCACGCCGAGCGGATGGTGCCAGAGGACGCTGACCGGCTGTGGAAGTGGTATAAGCAGGGCGGCTTTGAAAAGATCGCCGCTTGGCTGTGGCAGCGCGATGTGTCGCGGTTCAATCCAGCCGCTGCCCCGCCGGTCACCGAATGGAAGCTGAACATGGTCGAGCATGGCCTTAGCGTGGCTGAGAGTTTCCTCGTCGATCTCATGCAGCACCGCATCGGGCCGTTCCACGCTGGCGTGGTGGCGGGGCCGTTCCACAAGCTGTGCGATACGCTGGCGAACAGCGGTCACGTCCCGCCGGGGACGAAGGTGCCGCAAGCCGCGCTGCTGCACGCGCTCAAGGAAGCTGGTTGGGTCGATTGCGGGCGGCTGGCCTGTGTCGAGTATCAGACCAAGCGCCATGTCTACGCCGCGCCTGAGATGATGAAGCGTTACAACAAGTCTGATCTGCGCCGGATGGTTGAGGGGGTTGCATCCTCTGACGGGAAGGTGGTAAGTCTGCGTTAGTCATCGTTGCTCCGGTGTCTAACGTTAAGCCCCGGCGGTCCTCACTCCGCCGGGGCTTTTCTTTTACCGAATGCGGGTCACGGTCGTAATGCGTGTCTCTCTGTTGGTCTTGCACTTATAAAAGCGATCATGGCGCATTCCGTATTGGCTGGCGTTCTTGGCGATGCGCTTAACGTCACGCGAAGTCGGAGCGGGTATGTCCGCGCTCTCGCCGATATTCATGGTGGAAAATGGATATACGGGCGGTCGCCCAAACTTAGAACCGGAAGTCATCAGGTCTCCAATCGTAGCAATCAAAGCCAAAGTTAAGCCAGAGCCACTGGCGTAAGCTGGGGCTCATTGCGTGTCTCCCAGTGCGGCGCGGGCCTTTTCTCCGCCATCACGGTCTAGCGCATAGCGGGCATCCTCGCCTTCGCGTGTGATCTTGCGGCAGTCATTCACTTGCGCCTCATACCAGCGCAACGCATCCCGCAACCGCTCGTTCTCGGCAGTCAGGGCTTCGATGCGGTCGGCTTGCTCCTTGCAGGTGGCGCAAAAATTAGTGCGAATGTTGTCGGTCATTACGCGTCCCCCAGTGCGGCGCGGGCTGTTTTGTAGCCCCGGCGATAGCCTTTGAGCAGCGCCTTTGTCTTATTCAATTCGGCAACGGCGCATGCGTGGTCGTTCCGCAGCCGCTCGTTCTCGGCAGTCAGGGCTTCGATGCGGTCGGCGTCTGCGCGGGTGTTCCAAGCGGCAATGGCGTAATCTTTCTTCGGGTATTCCGAGAAATGATCTTGAGTGCCGCTGTAAAACGCTTTGCAGCTATGACTAATACACCAGCGTTGATACCAGCCGTAAGGTCCGTGGACTTTTGCCTCGCCCCCGCAGAACGGACAAGGCTTTAGATCGTTGGTCATTTCCCAAACCCCTCTTCCCAAAGTTCGATGGCGCGGAGGCACTGCTTCAAAGCACCAGCATGGTCCCAAGTGCCGCGACGATAAGCGCCTTCGCTCTCTGGCAAGGTGCAAGCCTGTGCCATCGCCTCCCGCGCACACAGCAGCTTGCGATCCACGGGCCTAGCCTCGTAGCGTTCGATCATGTCGCAGAGTGCGCGGAATGAAGTCCCAAAGCCCCAATACTGCTCACGAACCCACTCAAGACCCTCGTCCCATTGGCTCCGCTTCGCAGCTTCGATCAGCACCCAGTCGGGCGGTGTTTGCTTGTCGGTCATGTCAGTTCCTTCCAATGGTCGCCAGTTTCGATGGCGATGGCTGTTTCTTCCATAGCCGTAGCGGCTATCTCGGCGGTCTTGAGGTCGTAGCGGTCAGGCTGGTAGATGGCGACAGACAGTATCTGCGCTGCGCCTTGCCTGATGTGGCTCACGATGCGGTCGCGCTCCAGTTGCGCGGTCTTGCCAATCATTGCTGAATAGCCTCTCCGTAGACGATGCGCGCCACATGGCGGCGTTTATCGCCTCTCAGTTGACGTTCGGCGATGTCCAGCGCGGTGTCGGCTAGTGCAGCGCGGGTCTTGAGGTGGGCAGTGCGCCGATGTCCTGCCGGAGTGTAGTAGACAACCCGGCAGTTGAAATCGTGCGCTTGCATGGACAGCAGCCAACTAGCCATCAGAGCAGCCCCCTAGCTTCGCAAGCGCGGCGCAGGTGGTGCGGCTGGAAGCCCCACACACGGGCGGCTTGTCCATACTGGCGGCACAGGTGCCGGAGGCGGGTGTCGCTGGCCCGCACGGCATCGCGCAGCCTATCGGCTTCGCGTAGGGCCTCTGCGGCCTGTTCCAGCAGGTCTAGGTCCGTCAGGATGGTGGTCGGCGTTTGCTCCAGTGTCGCGGTCATGTCAGCAATCTCCATCAACAAAGGCTAGGACAGCATCGCGGCGGTCCAGCCATGAAAGGCTTTCGGTATCCATGTCGCGCAGCAGTTGCAGCATTGCGGGTGCGGCAGCAGCAGCGCGGTCAATGGTGGTTTGTTTCATCGCTTCAATAGCCGCCAGCAGTTCCCCTGCGGTCACTTCGCAGCGAATGATGGCATCGGCGGGATATTGCGAATAGTCCGTGTCCGCAGCCAGCGCAGCGAAGGGCGCTAGGGCGTTTTGCAGCCCTTGCATTTTGTTTTGTTCGTCAGGTGTCATGTCAGTGACCCTTCTTGATGTAGCGGCCCGTGCGCGGGTCGCGGCGGATGCTGTTGCGCGCCAGTCGGTCATAGAGGCGGCGGTAAAGCCGGGCCTCGTAGCGGGCGTTCAGCCATGCCGACAGCGTAATGAGTTGCAGCGCGATTGCAGCGCCAGCGACGATCAGTTCGTTCGTGTCCATTGGTCAATCCTCCAGTAACAGGCAGATCAGCCCTAGCAGTAGGGCGAAGGCAGCCGCCGCCATCAGTCAGCGTCCGTTCCTGCGCCCTTGAGGGCCTCATGCAGTTCGTTCAGTTCGTTGCGCAGCATATCGCAGCGCTTGTCCAGTTCGTCCCGCTCCGCGATCAGGTCCGCCAGAATGTCGGGATAGTCCGCCATGTCAGCCAGACGTTCGCCTAGCGCGATTGCGAGTTCGTGGTTGCTCTCCCGTGCGGCTGCGATCAATTCGTGATCGTAACGCGAGCGCCATTCGGTGCGGTCAAAGGATGGGTTAAACATGGGTCAGTTGCTCCGTTGTTGTTGGGCGCGCTGTTGAAGGCGCGCCACGATTGCAGGGTGGTCGTTTTGCAGCCGGGAGAGCAGCGCGGCGCTCCCGGTCTGCATGGCGCGCTGGTGGAGACGTTCGCTCTCCGTGGCGCAGAAATTAGGCTTGGGGTCGGACATGGTTAGTCTGTCCCGTTCTCGGCTTCGTAATGGCTTTTCACCATAGCCAAGACCAAATCGACACTTGCTTGGCCTTCATACGTGTCCAGCAAATGCAAAAGATCGGTGATTAGATCGGTAATATCTTCATCGGGCGCGTTGATCGTCCCTCGGGCGTTGCAATAGGCGTTCAAGGCTTCGCCAGCGAGGTAAAGGCGCTGCTCGTGTGCGTTGGTGTCGGTCATGGCTTATGCGTCCTTTCCGTCTAACGAGCGTCTAACGGCGTGTGTCACTGCGTCGGACAAAGCGGTGTCAGCAGCGCCAGCCCATACAAAACCAAGCGTAGAGCCGGGGCGGCGGATCGTTAGTTCGACGCCTTCGCGGGGCAGTCGCACACGGTTCTCGATTACGTTGTCCGCGATGGTCTCCCATGCGTCCTGCGCAGTCTCGCTAAGGTCGAACCAGCTAGGTTCGTCGCTTATGCGGGCGGCAAACTCGGATACCCAGCTTTCATAGGCAATGCGTCCGGGGTTATCATCAATGTGGATTGGGTCGGTCATAGTCAGTTGCTCCTGTTGGTTTGGTTCACTTGTGGCGGCGTTCATCGGCCCACACGACTAGCGAGGCAATCGCGGCGGTCGCCAGCACGACAAAGGCAGGGAAGGGCAGGTAGGGTTCGAGGTCGAATAGCATGGTCAGTCCTCCCCACGCATACGGAACACGATGTCGGCGCATTCCCAGCCGCTGGGCATTGACCCGTTGGCGCGCCATGCGCGGATGAAACCGCGCCCGTCAGCGCCGACATCAGCGTCAGCCTGTGCGCGGTAGGTGTAGGTCGCGCCGTAGGCGCTGGCGGTGAATTCCTGGCCTTTGCGGATAGCCGCAAGGCGCGGCGCGCTGGCGGCTTCGTCGGCGTATTCGAGCGAGATCGGGTTGGTCATGGTCAGTTGCTCCGTAGTGGTGCCGCGCGCAGCAGCTCGTGCGCGCGGCTGGTTGATGATTAGCGGCGCGCGCCAGCTTCGGCGGCATCATAGCCGCGATAAAATTCGTTGCGGCTGCGGTCGAGGTCGCCGCGCATCCCGTAGTGGCAGCCATAGCTGCGCGGATAGCCAAGCTGGGACAGCAGCGCGCCAGCGGTGAAATAAAGGCCTTCGCTCTTGAGGTCTTCGACCGTGCGAGTGGTCGGCTTGGTGTAGGTGGTCATAGCAGTTTCTCCTTAGTGCAGTGTGTTTCGTTGTGCCGCCAGAATACACAGTTTGAGGGTAGCCACAAGCCCTAAAATTTCTGGGTCATGGATGACCCAGAAATGACCCAGAATTGCCAAGGATTGTCACACTTTCTGTTTCGTTACTTACACGGGTGTAAGTAAGAAGAAACGCGATTGGCGTTTTCTGGGCAGGATAGGTTGAAAGCTGGGTCATTTTGCGCGGGGAAATGACCCAGAGAAATGGCGCGGAAATGCGCGGGTCTTGGGGGATTATTGGCGTTCTGGGTTATTGTTTCTGTGTGTAGCTGGAGATTTTGTAGTTGTTAAGAATGGTTCGCAATAAGCAGAAATTGGGAGCGACTGAAAACTGATAGCCCAGAACGCCAAGAACGCCCAACGCCCCCTCGCCCCGCGCAAACTGGCGGCGCAGTTTGCCGGGTCGCCCTGTGATGGCTGCGTAAGGGAATTCCCCTAGGCAATTTATTGGTGCCAAAATGGTAGCGAAAAATATATCGTCACCAAAATGGCACTAATAAATTTCTGGCTGGCTGGTTGCATCTGAAACCAAATGGCCAACGCGCGCCCGGCCGAAATGGCCAACCCAAACCGCCAAGACCGCCCAGCCAAAAAGGTCCACGCCGATTTGCAGCGAGGGAATGCTTTTTGCCGGGTGCGTTCAGGGGAGGGGGGAGGGGGTGGGGCCGAGGGCCGGGAGACTGTTACGGGCACCGACCGCAGACAATTTTTTATTTTTTGAAATTTGCAAAACCGGACTGCATCATTTATTGTGACGCCATGACCTTCTACTCACTGCCATTCACGCCTGAGCGCGTCGAAGCCACTGAGGCGCGTCTGGAGGCGATCTACGAAGCCGCGCGGTATGGGCTAAAGGGCGACAGCCTCGCGCTCCGTGCCGGCCTGACGCCAGCGCAGTACCGCCGGCTGGCAGAGTTCGACCCGCTGGTGGAGATGGCCGAGATGAAGGGCCGAGCGGACGGCGAGTTCAACGCGGCCAAGACGCTCTACGAAGCAGCAGCGGACGGCGACGCCACGGCCGCGCTAAATATCCTCAAGCATCAGCATGGGTGGGTTAGCAAACAGGCCGTCGAAGTGTCGATAGAAGGCCAGATCAGCGTAATTGCAGCTTTGGAAAAAGCGCAGCGCCGTGTTATAGAGGCTCAATATACGGAAGTGGAGAGCGCGCCAACGCCCTCCACTCTCCTGACCAACCAACAAGAGGAAGTTGTTGATGGCTACGCACTCGATAACGCAAGAGCGCCTGAAAAGTCTACTGACGTATGAGCCTGACACCGGCGAATTCCGCTGGCGCACAAAAAGACCGCGCTGCACTGTGGGCGCTCTAGCAGGGACAGCTACGCATCACGGCTATACGGCTATTAAATTAGACGGCGCGACTTACCGAGCGCATCGTCTGGCTTGGCTGTATGTGTTTGGTGACTGGCCACGTATGGAACTAGATCACATTAACCGTAAACGCAGCGATAACCGCATATCAAATTTGCGGGAAGCAACGCGTTTTCTAAACTGCCAAAACCGTGAAAAATCGACCGCCGCGCATTCTCAGCATATTGGCGTTAGCAAAGGCTTTGGCGGCAAAGGCTGGCGCGCGTATATTGACAAAAATGGGCGCCGGATAACTCTTGGCGTATTCCGTACCGAACAAGACGCCGTAGAGGCGCGAAAAAACGCAGAAAGACAGATGTATGCAGCAGCCGATCTACTCCGCAGCGGACGAGATGGAGTTGATGTCGAGACTGTGGTCTCCGACGATCAAGGATGACCCGCTCGCGTTCGTACTGCTGACATTCCCGTGGCGCGAACAGGGCACACCGCTGGAGCACTTCGACGGGCCGCGCAAGTGGCAGCGGCAAATCCTGTCGGACATCCGCGACCACATCCGAGCGAACAACGGCAAGATTAACTTCGACGTGTTCCGCGAGGCGGTTGCGTCCGGCCGCGGGATCGGTAAATCGGCCCTCGTCTCATGGCTGACGATCTGGATGCTCTCAACGCGCATCGGCTCGACGACCATCGTGTCGGCCAACTCCGAGGCGCAGTTGCGGTCGGTCACATGGGCGGAAATTACCAAGTGGCTGGCGATGTCACTCAACAGCCACTGGTTCGAGGTGGCCGCGACGCGCATCATGCCGGCCAAGTGGCTGACGGAGATTGTCGAGCGCGACCTCAAGAAAGGCACGCGCTACTGGTCGGTCGAAGGCCGGCTGTGGTCGGAAGAGAACCCCGACGCCTACGCGGGGGTTCACAACTTCGACGGTGTGATGCTGATCTTCGACGAAGCCAGCGGTATCCCCGACAGCATCTGGTCGGTCGCGGACGGCTTCTTCACGGAAAATACGCCGCATCGCTTCCACCTCGCGTTTTCCAACCCGCGTCGCAACACCGGCTACTTCTACGAAACGTTTCACTCCAAGCGGGCCTTCTGGCGCACGCGCAACATCGACGCGCGCGACGTAGAAGGCACCGACAAGAACCTCTACCAGCGCATCATCGACGAATACGGCGGTGACAGCTACCAAGCCAATGTTGAAGTGTATGGCCAGTTCCCAAGTGAAGGCGATGACCAGTTCATCGCGTCAAATCTGGTCGACGACGCCATGAAACGGCCCAAGCACAAGGACGAGACGGCCCCGATCACGGTCGGCGTCGACCCGGCGCGCTTCGGGGCGGACGCCACTGTCATCGCCATCCGGCAGGGCCGCGACATCATCGCGCTCAAGCGTCACCGCGGTGCCGACACGATGGAAGTGGTGGGGCACGTCATCGACGCAATCGAGGAATATAAGCCCGCGCTGGTCTGCATCGACGAAGGTGGACTGGGCGCCGGCGTCGTCGACCGGCTGAAGGAGCAGCGCTACAAGATCAGAGGCGTCAACTTCGGCAATAAAGCGCAAAAACAGCTCATGTACGGCAACAAACGCGCCGAGATGTGGGGCTCCATGCGTGATTGGCTCAAAGACGCCAGCATACCGGACGATAGGTTCCTCAAAACCGACCTGATCGGCCCACGGATCAAGCCCGACAGCAAGGGTACGATCTTCCTCGAAAGCAAGAAGGACATGAAGGCGCGGGGGCTGGCGTCGCCAGACGCCGCGGACGCCATCGCGCTCACATTCGCGTTCCCAGTGGCGTCCCGCGAAGCACGCGGAGAACGCGTTGACAGAGGGCCTCGTCGTGGGTATTCTGGGGCTGGGATTTCTACAAGTTGGATGGGCTCTTAGGCATGGCCGGCAAGAAAAAGTCCGTTTCGCTGGCTGTTGGACGCGGGGAAAAGCTGCCCGTGTCCAAGGGCGCAGGGCTGAC